GTTATCAACTTGCGAATATGATCTAGTAACTTCTCCTACTTTCCAAAAAGTTAAAATTTGGGGGGTAGGGGGGGTTTGCTAAAAAATCTAATTCCCAAGTAATCAATAAAAAGAATATATAATATATATAAGCAATATGCAATAGGCAAAAAAATATTTTATTAACATTTAGTAGGATATTAAAAGCAGTCGACTAGGATATAACATGTCATTAAAGGTATACATTTACGATTTAGCTATTCAGGTAGCAGTCATGGCGGAAACAGAAGAAGAAGCACAAGCAAAAATGGATCAGGGACAAGCATCACAGCTATCTATGGTTAAGACTCTATCTAGCACTACAGATATTATTGTTAATTAATTTCAAGGGTGGTATAATAAAGATATGACAAACAACGTTATTGGAACTAATTTAGGCGACTGTCCTATTTGCGAAGAAAGCAGATGGGGAGTTAAATTAAACTCAGATGGAGTTGCTGCACCTTTTTGCATCGAATGTTCTGGAGACTATGCTGCAAAGCTAGCCTGGGAACAATCTGTAAACAATATTTAATTTAGTCAACTAGGATATATATGTATTCAGTTGAGACTTATAAACTTCATCCAACCAACACTGCAATACTTTCTCCTTTGGGTTTAAAAAGAGATTGGCAGGACGAGACTAATTACGAGCATGTTTACAAATGCTTTCCATTGACTCTTGCAAATACAATGGGTTGGGGAATAAGTTATCCAGAAGATTTATCATTTATTTGGGACGGCAGATACACAGGATCTTCAGACTCAGTAAAAATTTTAAAAGGTCAAAACTGGTTAACAACAACTAGAGGATATGCAACAGTAAACTTTAGAACTGGGATTAAATTTAAAACTGATCCTGATGTAAGCATGTTAGGTTATCCAGTTCCAAATCAGTTCATTGATGGATTTCAATCTTTCACTTCACTTATATCAACTTCTTTCTTTATGGGAGAATGGCAGGTTGCTGGAAGAATAACTACTCCAAACAAGATCATTACAATTAAAGCTGGAACTCCAATCTCAGCAGTAATGCCAATATCGCTAACACATCTAAATAACTCTGAGATAATTGAAAAGCCAATTGAAAACTTAAAAACAAAAGAAATTATGAGCAATGAGTATGCTGCACTGGTTGGAATGACAAATGTAAAAGGTGGAGTTTTGAATTTTTATAGAAATGCTACAGATATGCATGGCAATAAAATCGGAGAGCATGAGCTTAAAGCTTTAAAGCTACATTATAGAAAAGGTAAGTAATGTCTGTAAAACCGTGGGACTTATTCAATCCTCAAGAATCAAGAGTGTCTTTAGATGTGCTAGAAGAAAGATTACAGATATGCTCAACATGTCCACAATTTATTAAAGCTACAAAGCAATGTAAAAAGTGTGGGTGTTTTATGAACTTAAAAGCAAAATTAGAAAATGCTACTTGTCCAATAAACAAATGGCCAGAACTTGAGATCATTTAATGAAAATAAATAAAATCCACGATGGTATCTACGAGATAGAAGAATTTCTTACTCAACTAGAAGTAGATTCAATCCTTAAAACTTTAGATTCTGGAGAATGGCAAGGCTTAGATAGCGGAAGTCATTGGGAAAAAAGAATTAAAAAAATAAATCCACGACCAGAAGAACTTAATGACATATGCAAAAGAATTTCTAATCTTTTTTTATCCTATGGAGTAATAAACAACATTCAAAGTATTCAAAGATTTGAAGTTGGTGGAAGTATGGGTGTTCATATAGATAAAATGCCATATAACAATGTGAGATATGGGATAGTCTGTTATTTAAACGATAACTACACAGGTGGAGAAGTGTATTATCCAGATTTAGGCATTGAGATAAAACCTAAACTAAGATCTCTTGTTATTCACAAAGGTGATATCAGACATGGCGTAAAAGAAGTTTTGTCTGGATCAGATAGATATTTTTTAACTACTTTTGCCCAAGCGGATGATTCTAATGAGGTTGTTCTTAAAAGCTTTGAATAGTTTTTCTGCTTTGCGTTCAAACTTGCCACCAGGACCTTCAACGTATTCGTTGCCTACAAATGTAGGGCTAAACTGTTGATGGGTAAAATGTCTTCTAGGTCCTTTTTCTGGGGTCATAATATAATTATACACCTTATGTTATGAAAATAATGTTATATAATTGAGGTATGTCTCCAGAGAAGATATCGATCAAGAAACAAAAAGAAGCTCTGGCACGTTATTTAAAAGAAGTAAAAGAAAAGAACCCATGTATGGATTGCAAGGTCTGGTACCCATACTATATGATGGATTTTGATCACGTCCGTGGACAAAAACATGCAAATGTGGCGGAGCTCATTAATACGTTATCTAAGAAACGAATCGATGAAGAAATAGCCAAATGTGAAGTAGTATGTTCTAATTGCCACAGAGCAAGAACATATATGAGAAAAAATCGGAAGGCAGGATAAATGAGATTTTGTAGTTATTGCGATAAGGCATCATATACATCTAAACTATTATTAGATGGATCTATGAAATACTATTGTTTAGAACATGCTATTAATATTACAGTTGACTAGAATTATGGTATAATAATATTATGCATGATCATGAAAATATAGTATTAACCACAGGTTCAGGAATAACTGAAATGCAACTGATGTGGATTGTTATGGGTTTAATGGCTATTCATCACACATGGATGTGGTGGAAAATGCGACAAAAGAAATGTACCTGTAAAAATAAATGAGCTTGATACAAGCAACAGTTATATTTGGACCTATATTGATTCTATTAATAGCATTTTGGGATGATATAAAATGAAAAAGATCTATGCTTTAATTGCGTTAACTGCGACAGCAGTCTTCTCAGGTCTTGCTATGTCTAAATTTTTAAATTGGGCGGGACAGCAAGAAATCTTTGATTTTGACCTAAATGAAGATATAGATCATGAAGAGATATAAATTACTCATATTACTTCCATTGGTCCTAATAACTACCTATGTACTGGGTATTGTAATACAGATTAAATAGCTCATCTTTTTTCTCCCGCCCTTTCTGGGGTCTTTGTATCGGAGATACCAAATATGACCCGTTAAGGGCTTAGAGGCCCCGTAGAGGCCTTATATGACATATTCTACAAATTACTGCACATGAGATATGGCTCTTCTTTCGACGGCGCACTTTTTTCGCACTTTTTGCACTATACAGGTCTAAATAAATTTGCTATACTGTTGTAATGAGTAATATTGAATTTATATCTATGATGCCAGGGCTGCAAGAGATACAGCAATGTAAGCCAAAGCCTTCAAAGCAGTTTGTGCCGCAATGGTTTAAAGATACTCCAAGTATGTTGGGCTTAAATGACATGCCGTATGGCCCAGGATCTGCTCAAGTTGGTACTATTAGCTTTCCTTCCGCATCTACTGTAAAAATTTGTCCTGCCTTCCCAGACTTCTTTTCTCAAGGCTATGTTCTTCCAATGTGGTGCGATACAGAACTTGCCTTTAATGACGAAACACAGGAATTTTTTTGGAAGACCTCTAACGATGCATTTTCTTGGAGTATTCACACTAACAATCAGTTTTTAAAATGGGCAGATGCATCCCTGCATGGAGACAAGGCAAAGTTTGTTTTTAAAGCCGAATGCCCTTGGAGAATAATTACTCCTAAAGGCTGGTCTGTTTTACAGCTTCCAATGTTTTATCATTATAATAAAAACTTTTCAGTTCTTCCTGGCATTATTGATACTGATATCCATCATGAAATTAATCAACAAGTTTTGTATCATGGTGGCACAGATAAAATTACAATTAGTCGAGGAGACCCTTTTGTCCATTATATTCCTTTTGAAAGAAAGTCAAAGCTAGGACTTGAGATTAGAGAATTGACTGACATAGACAGAAAACGTTTTCAGAAAAACGAAATGAATATAGCGTCAAAGTTTGTTCCAAATGGCTTGTATAGGCTATTACAAAGAGAACGAGATAAAAAGAAATAAAAAGAAAAAATCCCATTCAGAGGCGGATCCGAATGGGCTTTTCTAGTATATTGCTATACATTATATAGGGAAGCATTACTGCCGTCACCTACACATCTTAATTGTATTACACGTTATTTTCTAAGTCAACTGTTTTTTCAACAATTTTTTCAGCAACAGGATATTCAGTAATCCAGCCATAGGGATCCTTATTAGTTTCAGGATTATTGCCTAGATAGGTTAGGTACTCAGGCAGGTTGGTTATTTCTGCCAAAAGAACCATCAGGTCTACGCATCTAGTATGAGCTTTTTGATGAGCTGTGTGGCATTTATATTTGTCGTCTACATTAGGACAAACTTTTAATATTTCCATAAGTCGAAAAACAACCTTATGGGCAAAATCCATTTGTTCTTGACTGTAAGACATTATGCCTTTTCCCCTGGAGTAAATGCTGGTTCAGGTCCAAGCAGGTATCCCTCTTGGTGGTACTCGATCATTCTTGTTGCCTTTTCAGTATCAAAATGATTTGCAATAAGCGTCATCATGTCGTATATACGGTGGAGCATAATATAATTAACCATAGGCAAATTATCTTCAATAGTTCCAGCGTCTCTAATTATTGCTCCATCAGGTAGCTTTGATTCATCCATTATTTGTCTATTCCTCCATCTGTATTAGGGAAAATTACAGGCATCTTCCATTCGTATGTGTTAAATCCAGAAGACTCGTATTGAAGCTCTTCTTCCGCCGACTCACTTTTTTTGTTGTCCATTAATAATTCTTTCTACTAAATCTACAAGATTTTTATAGTCGACAATTCCGACTGTTTTCTTGTATGAGCAAGTTAAGCAATATAAAAATATGTTTTCTTCAACATCTTGATTGGGATAGAGAGAGCCTTGATCCATTGGGCATAAAAGCTCTGGAACAAGGCCCTCTCTTGAAAGAGAAAGGTACTTAGACACATATTGTATCTTCATGTACCTTCCTTTCTAATGTTTGAATTCCGCTAGGAACTCCTTGTGTCTTGTCCCATTTAGGGAAGACCATGATGACCAATCTGTGCCGCCTTTAGTCATGTAATACGTTATCTCTGCGTTTATTACTGGGTCAAACAATAAAATGTTTGACTTTAGATCAAATTTTTCTTTACGATCAATGCCGAGTTCACCCAACATATTAATCTGAAAAATTCCGTAGGAACTGTCTCCAGTTTTCCTGTTACCATTGTAAGCCATAGGTCTTGCGTTAGACTCTGCCTTAACAATAGCCCAAGCCGTTTTAAGGGCTTTTCCTTCAAAACCAACAGCTGATAGAAGTTCTTTTAGTTCTTCGTCTGTTAGCGTCTCAGAAGGCTTGTATACAGTAGTGCTGTACTTCTCTAAGGTTTCTTTCTTTAGTTGTACTGTTGATTTCACAGGTGTTTCTACCTGCAATGCTTGAGTTGCTGTTGGTCCTGGCTGAACCGTAAATAGAAATAATACTATTACTACTATGTACGACCAACTATTGGCAACTTCGCTCAAGCGTTGTTTTACTTTCTCCATTGGCATTTCCTCCTTTAGAGATAACGAACTCTAAGCATAACATTAATTGCATAACCCTGTCAAGCCAGTCAACTAGAATAAATGTAAAGTATAAATGTCTAGTTTAGTAATAATATTTTAAATTTAAGCATAAAAAAATATATTTTTGCTTCCCATATGAATAGTTGTTTGGTAGAATAGGATCTTCACACTAAATTTAAATTAACCGCTAGGCGGAGAAACAGGTACTATAAATGTCTAAAACTATTGCAAACCCATACGAAAATTTTATTGCGTTATCAAGATATGCAAGATGGATATCAGAAGATAATCGCCGTGAGACTTGGGGTGAAACAGTAGATAGATATTTTAACTTTATGCTCGGCCATCTAGAAAAAAATCATAATTATATTCCAAATGAGAAGCTTGTTGCGGAATTAAAAGAGTTTGTTTTTGAAAGAAATGTAATGCCATCAATGCGTTCTGTTATGACTTCAGGAGCCGCATTGGAAAGAGATAATGTAGCTGGATATAACTGTGCTTTCTTACCAGTTGATTCCCCACGTTCATTTGATGAGACTATGTATATCCTTATGTGCGGTACAGGTGTAGGATTCTCTGTTGAGTATAAGTACATCAATAAACTTCCTGCCGTCCCAGAAACTTTAGAGAAATCAACTACAGTTATTACAGTAGAAGACTCAAAGCAGGGCTGGGCTAAAGCATACCGTGAGCTGCTAGCACTACTTTGGTCTGGACAGATTCCAGCAATTGATGTTTCTAAGGTAAGACCAGCAGGAGCAAGACTTAAGACAATGGGTGGAAGATCTTCAGGCCCACAGCCACTTATTAACTTGTTTGATTTTACAATTGCAAAGTTTAAGAATGCTACAGGAAGAAACCTAAAGCCAATCGAATGCCACGACATTATGTGCAAGATTGGTGAAGTAGTTGTTGTAGGAGGAGTCCGTCGCTCAGCAATGATTTCTCTTTCTAATATTAATGATATTGAAATGGCGCAGGCAAAGTCAGGTAACTGGTGGGAAGCAAGCCCACAACGTGCCTTGTCTAATAACTCTGTTGCGTATTCACGCAAGCCAGAGATGGAGCAGTTTATTGCAGAATGGAAATCGCTATATGATTCAAAATCAGGAGAACGAGGCATATACAATGTGGCCGCAGCTCAAGCCCAAGCAGCCAAGTATGGAAGAAGAGATCCAGATATACACTATGGAACTAACCCGTGTTCAGAGATTATTCTACGTCCTTACCAGTTTTGTAATCTTTCAGAAGTCGTACTACGTGAAAATGATACAAAGAAAGATATTGAACGTAAAGTAGAACTAGCAACTATTCTTGGAACCTGGCAGTCTACTCTTACAGACTTTAAGTATCTACGTAAGATTTGGAAAGATAACACAGAAGAGGAACGCTTACTAGGAGTTTCTTTGACTGGACAGTTTGGGCATAAGTTTATGTCAGGCAAACAAGATTTGGTTGCACTAGAGTCATTCTTGATGACCCTTAGAGAAGCGGCAAGAGCAAAGAATAAAGAAGAGGCTGGGAAAATTGGGATTCCTGAGTCTGCCGCTATTACTTGTGTAAAGCCTTCTGGAACAGTATCTCAATTGGTCGGGGTATCTTCAGGAATGCATGCTTGGCATTCTCCATACTATATTAGAACTGTTCGTGGTTCAAAGGGAGATCCAATTTCTACCTTCCTTAAAGAGGTGGGGATTCCAGTAGAAGATGATGTAATGAAGCCAAACGATACATACGTATTCTCATTCCCAGTAAAGGCACCAGAGGGTGCAATTGTTAGAAATGATCTTACTGCTATTGAGCACCTAAACATTTGGTTGGTTTACCAACGTGCATGGTGTGAGCATAAGCCATCAATTACGGTTTCTGTAAAGGAAGACGAATGGATGGATGTAGGAGCTTGGGTATATAAGAATTTTGATGAGGTATCTGGAATTTCATTCTTGCCGCATTCAGATCACTCATACAAGCAAGCACCTTACCAAGAAGTAGACAAAGCAGAATACGATGCACTTGTTGCAAGAATGCCAAAGGATATTCGTT